ATTGAGTACGTCGACCCATACGACGGCGTGCTCGATCAAGTTGCGGATGCCGCTTGTATCCTGATCGGCTACCTTATTACGGCGACAGCGTTCACCGATGAGGCAGCACCCGTGAAAGAGGCCGCCATGTCGGTGGCCGTGGAGATGTTTCAAGCCCGCACAAGCGCGGGCGGGGAAGCCGTATCTGTGGACTTCACCCCCGGGCCGTACAGGTTGTCGGTTTGGCTTACTCGTAGGGTCATGGCCGTGCTCGCCCCATATCTCGATATGAAGGGCGTAGTCGGCTAATGGCACTCACCACAGAGTCACGGGAACTATTGATAACGGCATTAGCAGGGAACGGTTACAGGATTTACGATTCAGTCCCAGCCGTACCCGCAACCCCGTCGGTAGTGATCGTCCCAGACTCACCGTGGATCAGGCCAAACCGGATCGGCTCACCATTGAACTACGAAGTGCGGTGGAGAGTCCTCGTGAACGTGAACCCACGCAACAACGAATCGGCAACCAAGACCACTGAGGACGCGCTCGACACTCTCCTAGCCGAGATACCGAGCACTTTCGTGGTGGACGCAGTGAACGCGCCGCAGCTGCTAAGCCTAGGCGGTCAGGGCACAGTAATGAGCACCGAAATCAACGTATCAATCAGAATGAAGGAGTAAGAAAATGGCAGCAGTAGGAGTAGCCGGCGCAGCGTTCACCGTGGACATTGGCGCAACACAATACGAGGATCAAATAACCTCGGGCACAATCAACACAACCCCGACAATCATTCGCACAAAAACCCTGGGTGATGTTGCGTTTGACCAGGTCGACCTGAACAGCACGATGAGCCTAGAATTTCTCTACGACGAGGCCAGTGGAATGTACGCGGCGTTACAGACCGCAATCGCCGCAGGAACCTCCGTCGCGGTCGGCGTGGATTCAGCCGTCGGAGGTTGGACAGGCGCGGCCATGTTCATCGAGTCGTGCGACCTGACCTACCCAGCGGACAACGTCGCAACGGTGTCAGCATCATTCACCGGCACTGTCACATTCGCATAATTAACGAGCAAAGGGGAACGCCATGTATCCACAATTGAAAATCGAGTCAGACAACCACGAGACATTAGAGGTCGACACTCTACCTGTCGACTTCATGATGTACGAGGATCTTCAAGGCAACAGGCCAGCGAGCGAACAAGGAATGCGACTCACCATCGCGTACTACTATCTCGAAGGCAAAGAGCCTGGGGACTTGAAAACCGTGAAAAGTTGGGCGCGGAAAAACCGTGTCAAGGTAGAACTCGTGAAGGATGACGCAGACCCTTTGTAGAGGGGAGCCACGGCAGGCTACTTGTCCGGCTCGCATTACGCACAGGTTGGACGCTCAGCGAAGTGAAGAAACTCACGGGCCGCGAGGTCGTGACAATAATTGAGGAGTTAGAAAGTGGCACAGGTTAAGCAATTCGACGCTTATATCGAAGGCCTCAACCCTCTATTGCGTGACTTGAGGCAACTCGGCAAGGAAGCCGCCAAAGAACTACGGCAGTCCTCCCGAGTTATTGCCGACCGGCACATGGTGCCAGCGTTCCAAAACGCGGCCCGGTCAGTCGGTGGCGATTGGGGCGACCTCCTAGCCGCAGACATTCGCTCAGGTCTGGACAGGCTCCCCAAAGTCTCCATAGGCAAGCAAAAGAAAGTAACGTCCGGTGGTGCGTCCTCAAATATGCTCCGATACCCGACCGACACCGGTAACGCACGAAACTCGTACGCACCGTTCGAGCAAACCAACTGGATAGCGAAAGCCCGCACTTATCAGAAGCCAGCCCTTGAAGAGTGGGGTCAAGCCGTCGACCGTCTCGTGCGGAAATGGCCGGTGATGTAATGGCAGTCGGTAAAACATTAACCGTTTACCTTGCGGCGGATCTGAAAAAGTTCAACACCGGCATGGCACAAGCGCAAGGCGGATTACAAGGGTTTAGCAATTCACTAAAGAACATGCTCGGCCCCGCCTTAATTGGAGCCGGGCTAGCCCTAGGCGCACTCGCAACCAAAATGGCCGTCGACGGTGTTAAAGCCGCTGTGGACGACGAAGCCGCGGTACGCAAACTCGCAACCACAATGGAGAACCTCGGTCTAGCTCACGACACGAAAAAAGTCGAAGCCTACATCTACCAGCTTGAGCGTTCCCTAGGCGTGGCCGATACCGAACTACGCCCCGCTTATGACCGTCTCGTGCGGGCACTGGGAGACACGGAAGAAGCACAAGAGGCCCTTTCATTATCTTTGGACGTTTCGACAGGATCAGGGAAAAGCCTCGAAGCCGTAACCGACGCGCTCGGTAAAGCGTACGAGGGCAACATCGCTGGACTATCGCGACTCGGAGCGGGTATAGACGCGGCCACAATCAAGACCGGGGACATGGACGAAATTACCCGGGTGCTTTCGGACACGTTCGCTGGCCAAGCCGCCGCTAGTGCCGACACTCTCGAAGGCCGTATCAGGGTACTGAAAACGGGCACGGATAACCTCGCCGAAGCATTCGGAAAAGGCCTCCTGACAGGCGTTAAAGAGGCGACCGAGGGTACTGGCGACCTAGTTAAATCCATGGAAAAACTCGAACCGGCACTAGAGGACGCAGGCGAAGCGGTTGCGGATCTCGTAGCACTCGTGGCGAAACTGTACGACGGGTTCATGTTCCTTTCCGATCTTGAGGACACGCTCACAACTCAGACCGGTTTGCTTGGTGACGCGTACGGGTTCCTCAATGACACGCTCAACCCACTAAGCGGAGTGTTCGACGCGCTCGACATGGTCATGGGCAACACGACGGATTCGGCTTACCGGGCGTCACCAGCGATGGAAAGCCTCGGTGACGCGGCAGCCGACGCCGTCGGCCCACTAGCAGACATGGCCGTAGCCACGGACGGCGCAGCAAAATCGTTGCTCGACTACGCGATAGCGACAGGTCAAGTACCCGAAAAAGCAACCTGGGGTCAGCGTTTCGACATCGCGGAAATGCTCGCAAACATTGGACGCGTCACGACTACCACGGCTACGGCTACACGAAGCTACGGCACGGCCGTGACAGAAGTCAGCGCGAAACAACAAAAACTGATCGACCTTAACGCGCAAGTAGCAACCTCGTATTCCAACACGGCCGACAAACTGAACACGCGTATGGAGAAACTAAACGAGAACCTCGGGATCCTGGGATCCATGCAGGACAAACTCACCGCCGGCCTCGATCTCGCCGCCGCGTTCGAGGGCCAATTCGACGAAGCCGGGAAAGCCACGGGCGTCAGCCTGCTCGAAGGATTCAACAAACAAATAGACCAGGCGAACTACTTCGGCGAAGTCCTTAACGCGATTAAGGCGCAAGGCGCAGACCAGTCACTAATTGACCAAATAGCGTCCCTAGGGCCTGTTACGGGCGCGGCACTCGCCAAGCAAATGATCGACGACGGGCTAGTGAAAACGCTTAACGACAAGTGGCTAGGTGTTCAGGAAACCACTAAAGGCCTCGCGATGGGTCTCGTGCCCGAGTTTGTTTCAGCCGGTATAGAGTCCGGTGCGGCCGCGATCGACGGGCTAGCCACACAACTATCCAAAGAGGGTAAGCGGCTCACGAAACTCGGTAAGCGCATGGCTAAGCCAGTCGGTGCAGCGTTCAAGTCTCAACTCGCCAAAGACATAGCCGAAGCGATAGCGAACGTGGAAGCGGCAGGTTCAGCGGCCCGCGCTAGTGCGATAGCGAAAGCCGAAGCACGCGAAGCTGCAGTCACACAACAGCAAGTCGCCCTCGCTATCGGTAATATTATTCGCCAATCTGATGCCCGGTCGGGCACACAAGTTAGTCCGGTGCTCGCATGAGCGAAAACATTACAATAAGCCTCGCCGGGTCACCCGTCGACGTCGATAACTTCGACTTCCAAGTGTCAATAAGTCACGGGCGAGCCGACGTCATGGCCGCACCTGCCGCGTCAACATGCCAAATAGTGTTACGAGGAGCGGCAGGGCCCCAGCTAGAATTGACAGACGAAATCGTTATCACGTCGCATAATCTGCCACGGTTCACGGGCAAGATTAGTGATCTTGACGTGTCTTTCATCGCGACGGAACCACCCCAGGCAATTACTACGATTACGGGCATGGGCTACCTCGCAGACCTGGGTTATGTTGAAGTGGGCGCGTCCGGGTGGTCACAGGAAACCGTGCGGCAACGGGCCGAAGAAATCCTCACGGCTAGCGGCTTGGACTATCTGAACGGCGGCGACCCGGATATTACGTTGCATTCACTGTCTGCGGGTAACGCGGAACCTTCCACGGCCCTCGACGGGCTCGCACAACTCGCACAATGGTCAGGCGCAACATATTACGA